CCCTTTCTTGCATTACAACGAGCCAAGCAGCGCGCAATACTCCGCGCTCTAAGCAGCAGTTCTTGCAGCGCGCATCGTCTCAGTTGCGCAATATTAGAAGGGGGCTCATACGTTGACCAGGGACAACTAACTATTAATTGAACATAGTCGATACAACCATCCTTCTCGGGTATGGGATCTTGGTTTTTCTTAAAAACCTTCCGAACATCACACGCTGAATATAGCAACGTGACACAACCTAATGAGGGAACCATTTGGTAAATGGTTTCCTGATTCTCTCTTATTAGGAGCTCTCTCAGGCACTACCCTCCATACTATCATGGTGTCATTGCACTCTCGCAATTGTCAGCTTTACTTAAAGCTTAAGCATCCCTCTTTAAAGTGGGGAACCACTTAAACAGCAAGAATTGTCAAATAACCCTCACCCGTGTGCGTCGCACCGGACCCAGTCAAATTAACATACAACGATACTGAGTCAGAACCATTTGAACTAATGAAAGCTTGTGTGTTCAAAGTGACAAACAATATGTTATCCGTTCCTGCTGTTGGATCAAACTTTGTAAAATTCCCAACAAAGGACCCATTTTTCTTTAAAGACATCTCAGCCAACGCCATAGACGTGGAATCATTGAGGACTGCATTAGCCCAGACCAAGTAATTCCCGACTGGCAAGGTTATAGAACCTGCAATATTAGTGGTACCTAATCCATTAGTACCAACTGTAGCTATGGGCAGGGTTGCTCCACTCCCTCCATTAGGAATTGTAACAGCTACAGAATCAGTCCACTCAGATACTGATAAATTGTTAGGCGCCAAAGCAGCATTAGGATTTAAAACGGCTTTTTCAAAATAGCCGGCGTAACGAACATGCAATTCTCCTATCTTATCGCCACTCGTGGCGTTGCCGTAAGCACCAATATTCAACAGACCCATATCATACAACCTAACATCAGTTGCGCCTGGTAAACCACCAGTTCTTACATACTTGGGCCCATTGTTGAAGGCTTCTCGGCAATCAACACGCAAACAAAAGTTCTCACATGGCATCCCATCAACATGGGGATCTGAGTCCATTTGTTGCTGTTTGGCAGTGGGAGCCGAGTCAGCAGCATCATAGTCAAAACTAAGAACAACTTTACCAGTTGTACCTGCTGCAGCAAACTCACTCACCTCGCGCTTATAATAATACTCCAACCTCGTGAAAGTGTACTTCTCATACAGCGCAGCTTCACGGTAAAGCCAAGGAAACATCGTGGCAACTCCAGGATTAATATTATCACTCTCCACAACATTTCCTGTAGTAGAAAGAATATCTTTTATAAACTCATCCTGGGCAAACGGATGCCGCTTCATTGGTCTCAACCCATCAACAGGGGATTTACCTTTCATTGTAAGCATACCTTGCCGTTTAGCACGACGGCGGGCTCTTCGGCCACGCTTTCGTCCTTTTCCTCCAGTAGAAAAGCCTCCATTAGGTAGGCGTGGTCCAACCTGGGGTCTTGGTCCCATCTTCTTTCCTCTTTGTTTGCGGCCTCTAGCACGCTGGGGTCTTGCGACTTGTCCATTCATCTTCAAAGTTTCGACTTGAAACTTTTTATCCGGCTTTATTAACTTTAGCATGTTCCGGATACCAATCTCACGCGCCTTATTCAGGAGGGCAACATATGCCGTCTTTTCACGTGTATATGATTGTTTAGATTCTGGAACTCCAACAAAGAGTTTCAAACAGTCGACATCAGTGGGTATTTGCTGGCGAGCCGCTATCCATTCGGGATTTTCTCCCAAAAGGCGGTTATACTTCTTAACCAGCCACTGTATCAACTCCTTCAAATAACCTCGCGTTGGCACGTCGGCCCAACCAACCCTCAACAGGGCGCAGGCTCGTACTAACGTGTACGCTGGATTATCCGGTTCAGATGAGTAGAGCAAACTTGTCAACAGTTTTTCTCTATCATAGAGCGGAACGGCTTTCCCATTCACAAACACTGTATGTGCAGACAAGAAATCTAGCTCCACAGGGGGGCGGGGATCTAAAGAGTCAGTTGTTGTTGTTACTCCAATAGCATCCCACTCCTTAATCAAACTTCTCGCATTGAAAAAGGACAATGCCTCATCAGAAACAGTCCAAGTATTATCATCGCCACAAAGGGCAAGGGCTAAATTAGCCTCGAACTTCTCAAACGACTGCATTTCAGCAGTGGCTGTCCTGATCCACCCATAAGCGATAAGGGTGTAGAGAATGAGGGTATTATCGGATATAGTATTAACAGACCCGGAGGGATTACCCCCTGTCTTCCGAACAAATATACCTTCAGAGGTCACTATGACCGTATTAACCAAATTTTGGTAATAAACCAGAAGCCTATTCAAGTTATCTTCTGTCTGATCCTCTTCTCTAAGCATCGACCAACGAAACCGTGCGCAACCCCACATCATGTAGGCACGCAGTGAGCTATCATATTGGCTCTCATCAAGGGCAAATCCATTACGGAACTTGCACAACTTTAAGTAAAGCTCATTCCAACCCCCCTTCCAGGGGGAGAAACCAACAACGCTCGCGGTTTGCAAATGAGAAGCATACATTTTCTGATTCATGTCTTCAAAAAGACGATTGCCATGTATTGTCATCTCAATGGGACCTGCAGTGAAGGTTCGCAACGAATTGCTAGCCAATTTCTCAGCAGGGCGGATCTCTTCTTTCAAAGAATTTCCAAACACGGCCACATAATTATTGTGTTTCAACCGTTCCCAATCCTCATTCATATAACGGGGGAGTTCATCCTTCCAATCGTCATACATCATCTTCTTCGTTTTGTACTTTCGGTTCCACGGAACACCCGGGGAAGTTGACATATCAATGCCAGGTAACACTTCCTCAACAGATTTTACTCGTGAACCCATCATGTGAAGGCCAAAATGGCGGGAAGTCCATTCCCAAGCCAAATTCGTAGCCTCAACCTGCGCCGTATCCAAGGCAGGTACAGCCTTGGCATATTTCGCAAGCGAGATGTAAGCAGCTTCCAAATTCGGCACAGGAAGCCCCCAATTAGAACGATCAACTGACCTATCAGCATCATTCTCAAATTGGGCAACAGACATATCCAACCCACGGCGATTCCGCCCAGCAAAACGCTTGGGGATCGAACCTAATATGGGAAAGAACTGTTGTTTCAACATCTTTCTATGGAGCTCAGATATAACAGCAGTATCCTTGAATCCATTCTGGAATTCAGTGGGATAACGCCCCCAAAACCCTTCCCCCTCTACAAGGGTAGAAGGGAGTGGGGGCTCTAGTGAAAAAGCATGCTGTTAAGCACAGGCTTCGTTGCCTGCGCGCGCTTAATAATCTCCGGAGTTACCGGGATAAAGCGATTCACATCTGTAGCTCCAGCGATGTGCCAACCAACAATAGCACCATCTTCACACGATATCACTGGACTCGCACAGTCACCAGGTAGAGTTGGGGCATTATACAAACCAGTTGTACTAGCAAACCCAACACCACATGATGGTTCTACCTGTTCGGGGTCGTGAAAACCTATCACCATCACCATCTCATTACGAGGGGGGCGCATCTTTGCTTTCACAGGTTTGACTGTACCATTATGGTAATAAATACCAAGATCATCTGCAATAGGAACAACTTCTCCACACAACTTAGCTGTGGTCACATGATTGGCAATTTTTACATTGTCAGTATCAACATGCGAATGCAGGGGGACAAATATTTTATCTCCTATGCATGTAGCACTAGAGGTAAATTGATCATCCTGATACAACTTAAAAACACGACCGGCCATTTCTGAGTAAATCAACTTCTCTTTTCCAAGCAGGCTCTCAGGGCGCTCATATCGCTTCCCCAAGGCCAACGCCATCTTCTTGAAGTCTACTTCTTGTCTCATGGTATGACTGTACTCCTTAGCTCTAGCAGCCTTAATCGCATTTCTACGTCGGGCTACAACAACCGAGGGATCTCGCTGAGGCGGAAACCACTTTTCCTTAAGCTTTACTTGTTTAGCAACAACTCGCTTTGGAAAAGCCTCAAGAACCTCATTCTTGGGTTCGCATCCAAGCCAATGCACACAATTTGCACCGCCGCAAGCAATATGACAATTGTTATATGCGTCTACGGGCAATTTCTTTGGGCAATGTTTATAATGGCAACACTCGGGATTCTCTTCAGCACGGCGCTCTCGGGCACGTTGCTTACGATCTGCTCTATCTTCAGCAGTATCATCCCAGCCACTCAGGCCTGTTTTCTTGATGCGGTCTCTCCTGTCTTCATCCTCAATCTGCATTTCATAAGCACGATCTATTTTATCATCATATTCCTGACGACGCTCTTCCTCGAGCTCTCGCGCTTGCAAATCAAGATCGTGTTCATCTCCACCCGAGACCAAGTGGGGCAATTTCTTCCCACCACGAGTTCCTCGGGTTCTAACACGGACAGCTGGAACATAGCGGACGCTTCTATTATGCGACCCACCATGACCTTCCAAAACCTCAACTGGATTGCTATCTCCATCCTTATCACTCATCGCATAAGCAATGGCGGCACAAACCCCAACCAGGGTCACAAAACCACCAATGTACCAGGTTTTATTCCTTTGTACATGCGACAAGACGGGCTCAACAACAGGTTTAACCCTGCCATTATAAGCCCCTTCCACACCGGAGTAAATCAACCGACACCAATTCTGCAAAACCGTCTCTTTCAGGACAGGTGGCACAACAGCCAACACAGTTGGTTCAGGTCTAACCTCACTCAGCAATCCCCCACAACAGATACATCTCTCTTTCTCTGTTTCAATGAGTTGTGACTCACAATGGGGACACTTACCTTGTTTCTTCTCATGGATTATTTCATCCAACACAAGGGGTGGGGGTTCCTCAACTTTATCTTTCGAACTATTTATCAAGGTATTTCGCATAAACTCAAGATTAGCTTCCAAGTTCAGTTTCTTCTTATCTTCAGCCTCTTTCTGGGCTTTTTCAAATAAGGCAAACTTATGGGCTCTCTCAAGGTCCTCTGCACGAGCGATCATATCAGCTGTATCTTCAGCTAGTACCTCTAAACGTGCTATACGCGATTCTCTTGGTTCTTCCATGGATTTAACAAATGTCATCTGATTTCGGCGGAGAACAGCCTGGGCTTTTGAACCCAAACCAGCAGTTCCTTCACGGGGATCATCACTGGCGACTGCATCAGCAGCCTCTTGTTCTTCTTCGCCAATATGGCATCGACAAAAGCAACTATTATCATCACAGTTCTCATGTCGCTTACACATACCAACATCACAGGTGGGTTTACCATCTGGATCACGACCCGTTGCATACATGTAACCTCCAGTTCCTACGGGTATTTCTACACCTGACTGGAAACCACGCACGCTAGCGGGGATATCATTTGCGCCAGCAGTGCCCTCGCACACACCGACAATCCAATCAACAAGCCACGTCACATAAGGTAAATTCTCAAGACACCTTTTTATCGGATCAAACATTTTATATGCTTTCGCAAAACCATAAAGTGGGGCTGCCAAAAAGATAAAGGCAGCAAGCACGGCAGAAATTAAAGTTCCATACTTATTAAACTTCTGCATTCCCTGCTTGCTCTCATGGACAAATCCACAAGGTCCAACCCGGAAAAAGTTGAACGCATTGAAGGGTATCTTCAAAACCGTGAGGACAACGCTAAAAAGCGCACATCCTGCATTAACGGCGGTGGCCATCTTCATCCACCACAGATAACTCTTCACCTCATTAATCATCAAAGGAATAGATGAATTAATGGTCTTTAGAAGCAAGGCAAACTGGTTACTCAAAAGATTAACGGCACTTGTTAGTGAACCAACAAGAAGCACGAAAGATCCAATGAGCTTACAAACAGCATCACCAAACTTCCACAACACAAAACAGCACGCGATAGTCCATATCAGCGTGCTACAAGCATTGGAGTATTCTTCAGCTGAACTCACAGCTTGAGCAATGGGAATATGAATTCCAAACGCTAACAACATAAACTCCACAATAGCGCAGCGGGAAAACTCCAACGCGCGACGCTTTTCTCTTCTACAAGGGAGTGTATCTCTCAGTTGTTGCTCAATACGCTTAACCTCGGCCTCAGCCTGTACAGTTGCGTAATCACTGCTCATCACACCAGGATAAGACCCAAAGTATGAAAGGCGCCCGTTAGGGAGGGATTTCTCCGTCTTCTCACCTTCACACTCAGTCTCCAGAGCTGCCTCAATCTCATGGGCAAACTCCTCCATATCACAATCATCTGCATCAGAGTAATAAATCTCCTCCTCTGATGTATAATCATGCTCATACTCTTTATTCACAGAGCACAAATCATCATACCGCGCCTGCATATGCTCACCAAGCGATCTACATTCCGCGCAGGGATAACCCTCACGAAGTCGCCGAGCACTAAAACGAGTCCCAAACTTAGACTCCATTGCTACGATGCAATAACTGGTGTACGATTCTGCGCCTCGCTCAATGCTTCCGGCAGCA